TTACTCCTCAGGTTCGTAAGCTGTGAAGACAGCGACCTCCGTCTGGCCGGTTCGGATTCGTACCTCGCAGAGGTCTTTCCTCGTTACCAGTGCCGTCACTATGACGGTGATACAGATGACGATCAGGGCGATTAACATCGCCTTTTGCTGCTTCATAGCCTGCTTCTCCTTGCCTTTCGGCGCGTAAGAGGCTAACCTACATATGTCTAGCATGAAATTGGCCTCAGATTAATGTTAGGCGTCTTGCAGGACGCGTAATGTTAACTGGGGCTTTTCTCTGTCTGCCTTACGGTGGCATGCCCGAGGCAGACAGCCTCAAGCACCCGCAGCAATTCTACTTAACTCTCGCTTTACCGCAAACCGTTTTTACCCGATATGGGAATTCCCATATCGTAATGAATTCAGTTCCCTAGTCGATCCATCAAAAACACAACCAGGCAGTAAACGCCCACAACAGCAATAACAGCCAGAGCACCTTCCATTGCCAGTGAAATATCATCCGACATATTCCCTCCTTTGGTGTGAATCCCGGCGAACGTTTTTACCCCCACCGACAAATAACATATACTAAAAAATCAATAGCTATAGCAACGCCTGTAATTGCAAAGGCTTCAGGCCAGATCATTGGCGCACCTCCTGCGGCGGTTCTGGTAGCGGCATCCAGTCGGTTACATTGCGGCTCTGTGTTTCGAAAAATTCATCACCATTACGGACTACATCAAAAAACTCACCGTCTCGATATTGCGCATAAAGAACGAATGCGCCATCACATAAAATAATTACGTGCTGACCATCATCCGGCATTCGCTCACTACAGCTTATCCAACCATCCGGAGTTACCGGATAGTTGGTTGACGTTTCCGAGATTTCCCGAAAATTATTGGTTGACGAACCCTTATTTTCCCGAAAGTTTCCAGCCTGAAGCATGGCGGCGCTGTCTGGCGGGGCAGCATATAGCGGCACGTATATTTCCGGTTCCTTATCAGCACCGGGTTGCTCTTCCAGTGAGAATGTCTTTCCGGTAAATCGATTCATATAAAGCACGGGCTCTGCTTCCAGCGAAGCCTGAGCAACAAGGGCCAGTGCTAAATCCAACTCAATTGCCTCGAGAGAATTTTTGAATACTGTCTGTTTTACTGCAAATTTCATCGCCTTTACATTTTCACTAACATGACTGATTAACTGCTCTTTTGTAAAAGTGATCATCTCATTCTCCTTTGATGCGAATGCCAGCGACAATTGAAGCCTGATAGCTAATTCACTCACAGTACCGCCTCCTGAAAATTGCCCTGATAGAACGCCAGTACACGCAGCATAACTTCACTCTTCCGGCACTCGCCACAGATTATGTTCTGTTGTCTGTCGTAGCGGCGTATTTCTCCGTCTGGTAACTTTCGAATCAATGTCTGGTCGGTTGCTTTCTCCGCTGCCTTACGCCATACGCGATACACCTGTTCTGATGTAAAAACACCGTATTTACCGGGCATGTATAAATCGCCACAAGCCAGTACATCCACAAGGCAACGTCTGACTGAATGCCAGCCTGCTCCCGTCGCTCTCTCCAGTTGTGATATCGTCATGCGTTCATTTTTGCGTACCAGCCCGATAATTCGGGCCTTCAGTTCTTCACGCTGTTCGTGTGTAAAAGGTTTCGCCATAAGCGCCTCCGGCTATCACTTTTCCGATACAACACGGCGGGAAGAATCAGTAATCTGTCGAACAATATCCCGGTGCTTGTTCAGCTCCCGCAGCGCGGCGCAGACTCGCTCCCACTTCTGAACATCACTTTTCGCCCTGCGCAGCGCCAGGTTTGCCCTGCGCAGGGACGGAAAAATCAGCTCATCTGCTTGCGTTTCGGTAAACGATAGCAACGGCTGCACAATGTCCGCCACAGTTTCTGTTTTAATTTCTTCCTGTGTTGCGGCTTCCCGGACTGGTAACGCAGCACCTGCTGGCTGAGGAAAGGCCTTACCATCATTTTTCGTTACCGGCGCGGCTTTCGGATCTGCTGGTAAATTACCCCCCGACATGCAGTAACGAAATTTACCGTTCTGATTAACGCGTGCCAGCCGCCCCGTTGCGGTTACCACCGCCAGCGTGGAAGCAACCTTGCGAGTACTGACGCCGAACTTACCCGCCAGTTCCTCACACGTTTTAGCACCATCCTGACCGATAAACTCAACCATCATGTCTGCGGTAACTTTTGGAGCGACCTCTTCGGTTACCACATCCGGCGCTTCAGGTTGTAGTGCCTGCCCTTCGGTTACCCCGGCTTCACCTTCGACAGCCAGAAACCAGGTGTGACCCGTTTTATCAACAACGCCATTTTTTTTGAGTTCCCACAGTTCGTTAAGAACTTCTTCACGGCTGATATCAAGCCGCGCCGCCAGTTCAACAGAATTGGCTTTTCCCATCGCTTTCAGTGCATGCAATACAGTTTCCATCGAAAATTTACCTCGTCAAAAATTCTCACATACCCTGACGTCCAACGTTTGACCGCCAGCTCTCCCAGTTAAAATTCACCCAACGACCACCATTCATGGTCATACGGTCCATCACCCGATCTCCGAGGAGTGTGCTCATCGCTGCGTGATTCAGGTTCGTCAGCATTCCGACACTACGCATCGAAGCCGTTCTGCGGTCGACTATCTGGTTCAGCGTGACCTGCTCGTTGCGCGTATCCCGCTGCATGCCAATTTCATCAAGGACCAGAAGGTCAACTCCACAAAGCTCCTGTAAAAATTTTTCCCCGGACTGGCCGTTGTCGTAGCCGTCATGCAACACGCTCATGACATCGGACACGGTGACGATAATCACGCTTCTCCCCTTCGCCATCAGCCGATTGCCAATCGCTGCTGCCAGGTGATTTTTACCGGTACCAGGTTTACCGCTGAACACGAAGTTTGTACATCCGGTCATCAATTCATCGGCAATGGATTTCGCCTGGCTCAGAGCATGGCGCTGACCGTCGTTCTGCACCCGGTAGTTCCCGAATGAGCACTTCCTGTGAAGCGGCTGGATGCCCGCACGGTTCAGGATTTTTTCAACCCGCACCTGATGATTCAGGCGGTTAATCTCCTCGCTGCGTTTTCGTCCTTCAGCAAGTTGCCATTCCCGCCACTCCTCCACCGTCCGGTACGGTGGAACCGCCCCCTGTGGTGCAAGTCTGCGAATACGTTCAAGAACCCCAACTGCCGCAATGTTTTTCATGACACGTCACCCCCTGAATCCCGGCGGTATTTCAGTGTCCGGTTCAGAAATGTGATTCACGCAACGCTGCGCAGGCGAACGCCCCAGGCGGATAACCAGTTCATCCCATTTTTCCCGGAGTTTTGCCGGACTCATGATGTTTTTTACCCAGAACGAATCCCGCTGGAGACGCCCAAACATTTCACAAATTTGTCTGTGAGTTCTGCCATCCAGCATCCGCATTGTGCGAACGTCATTGGCCCATGCTGTCCAGTTGGGTTCTTTCGGTCTAGTGATCTCGCCATCATCGCTGGCCGCCTGCTCGTAAAGACTCACGATTCGTCCCCAGATCCACTGTGCGCACACCAAATCTTCCTGACTTCCCCACTGGCGTTTTTTCGCACTGAACACAACCGCGTCAGGGTGTCGGGTTAAAAAATCCTGTTCAGCCGTCTGCGGGTCCGGTTGCGAAGCGTCCGGACAAGAAGATCTTTTATCTGACGGATCAGGTTTTAATACTGACGGATCGGGGTCAATCATCGCCCCCCTAATCGGCAGTTTTTTATCAACAGTTGATCCATCAAAATTTGACGGGTCAACCGTTGAGGGGTCAATATTTGACGGGTCAACTGTTAACGGGTCATTTTTTGCCGGGCTAATTTTTCTTTTCGGTTTATATGACTCACGCGCCGCCGCCGCAGCTGCTTCGAGTTTTTCCACATTAAGCCGATAGATATTGCTTACATTACGCCCACCGACCTTACGCTCTTCCTTCGTCAGCCAGCCCTCTTTCGCCAGTTCTGCAATAGCCGATTTCACTGTGGATTCACTTCTTGCACCGTTCTGACGCCGGATAGTTTCAATGGCAGGCCATGACACGCCCTCGTCATTGCTGTAGTCTGCAAGACGGGCCATAACCGCCACCCTGGATAAGATCATGCCGGTGAAGGCGCACCCTTCCCAGACAAGACCATGAAGCTTGCTGCTCATAAAACCCCCGAACACCGTGCTTTTAGTGCATCACCACAGCATTCCCTGCCGGGCCGCCGCGATTCATCTGGTCATACAAAACAACCGCTGACGCAACAAAATCATCGACATCCTTCACCAGCCGATCCCTCCGTTCGACGATCTCACGGTAATATTCAGAACTGTGGCTGCGCATACGGGCCACCAGCAAAGGCGGCATCGCCTTTTCGATCGCCGGTAACAGAGCCTGCATTTTTTCAACAGCATCAGGGGTGTCTTTATCCAGCCAACGGAAAATTTTCTGGGTATTACGGGCCAGGGCTTCCGGATGGCTGTCGTCGTACAGTTCAGGGAACGTCATCCCCAGTTCGAAATAAGTCCGGGCTATTTCAGCTGCAGGAACTTTCTCACCATCAGGGTATGCCCAGGCATTCATCGCCATGCGGATGTGCTCATGTTTGATTTTCATGAATCATTTGCCTCTTGATGCTTCGGGTATGATCGTTTTCGTCATTTGGTTGCTTCATCGACATATTCTGCGAATAACATGACGAGCGTCGTAAGTATGTCCAATCAACATCAGGACGAAGTTCTTCACACAGAACACCACCTTTTGTTGCTCGTTCAATCGCAGGACATCTCTCAGCAGGTAACTGACGTACACCTTTGATCCATTGATTTACGCTTGGAGGAGATACACCTAAAAGCCTAGCCATTGCTGATTGCCCACCGACAACAGCACAAGCTCGTTTGAATGAATAGTTATCTTTTTTCATCGAATGAACTCCAAAAAACACGCAACAATATTAGGCTTAGCCTAATGAAATTGTCAATAGGCTATGCCTAATACATCGAGAGTAGGGATTGCCTAACGCGATGCGCATAGGAGACTATTAAGCAATGCTTAGTGGTAAAGACTTAGGCCGAGCGATAGAGCAGGCCATTAACAAAAAAATTGCATCAGGAGCCGTCAAATCAAAGGCGGAAATCGCACGTCATTTCAAAGTCCAACCACCATCAATCCATGACTGGATTAAGAAAGGTTCGATAAGTAAAGACAAACTTCCAGAACTATGGCGTTTCTTTTCTGATGTGGTTGGTCCAGAGCATTGGGGGCTTAACGAATACCCCATACCAACCCCATCCACTTCAGATACAAAAAGTGAACTTTTAGACATAAACAGCCTTTATCAAGCCGCCTCTGATGAAAAAAGAGCAATTGTGGCTTTCATCTTATCTGGAAATGCTACGGAGCCTAGTTGGGTTGATCATGACGTTCGCGCCTACATTGCCGCAATGGAAATGAAGGTAGCTAACTATCTGAAAAATCAAGAATCAAAACGGAAAAGCCAGAACATCACCAAGACAGGAACTTAAACTTATATGGTCCGACGGGAAATTCCTAGTTCCCGTTAGTTAACTCCTACTACCTCTTCCACAAACCATCACCTATTAGGTTGCGCCCAAATTATTAGGCATAGCCTATTGACAAGTAATTAGGCATTTCCTATAGTTTTCCCATACCAACCCATCCCGTCCCACACAATACAGGGCAATACCTCGAGTTACCAGGCAGTGGTCACGGGTTAAGTAGCCAGCCCGAGGCGTAAGAACATGACGGCAGGGTTCAACTTTAATAACTATGCAGCAGGTTTTTGTTCCGCTACCCCGGCGTTAAGGGGAAATGAGGTCAGCATGGATACTATCGATCTTGGCAACAGCGAATCTCTGGTATGTGGCGTGTTCCCCAACCAGTACGGTACGTTCACCGCAATGACGTATACCAAAAGCAAAACGTTTAAAACCGAATCTGGAGCGCGTCGCTGGCTGGAAAGAAATTCAGGTGGGTGATATGGATTTCGACACAATCATGGAAAAGGCTTACGAAGAATACTTCGAAGGCCTTGCCGAAGGCGAAGAAGCTCACAGCTTCAACGAATTTAAACAGGTGCTTTCCAGTTCGGCAAAATCTAATGGCTGATAAGCGAAACAGCACCGCGAGGAATCAGTATGCAGAAACGAGAACCCGTCATCATCGCGCCAGACTATACCAATGATGAACTTTATGAGTGGATGCACCAGAAAATTAATGCAGCGCAGGATCTGAAATGGGCTAATGAAGTCAGGGCTAAGCAGGCTGAAAATCTGTCCTCTCTGGAGCAGGATATCACCAATCTGGAAAAAGCAGCGGCATTAACCATTGCCAGAATGATTACATACCCGCGTTAATAGCTAACCAACGAAGCTAAGGTTGGTAATTAAGGAGTTCTCCACGGGTGAGGTGGAGTGCTTGCGCCGGACACGGGTGAGCATCCGGCACTGACAGTTTACTGAAAGGATATTTCCCTGAAAAGTCAGACCATAACGCGAAAGCGCACGGCGAGGTAGCTGGTTCATAGATAGCCTGTCGTTAAATTTTCGTCGACCGTGCGCTTCCGGTTGTGGCAATCCGCGAAATGGCGCGGCGGTAAGTATGGCGGGGTTATTCCTTCCCCCGTTGAGGACACCGGGTTGTCAGGTTGACCATACGCTTAAGTGACAACCCCGCTGCAACGCCCTCTGTTATCAATTTTCTGGTGACGTTTGGCGGTATCAGTTTTACTCCGTGACTGCTCTGCCGCCCTTTTTAAAGTGAATTTTGTGATGCGGTGAATGCGGCTAAGCGCACGCGGAACAGTTAAAACCAAAAACAGTGTTATGGTTGGATTCTCTGTATCCGGCGTTAATTGTTAACTGGTTAACGTCACCTGGAGGCACCAGGCACTGCATCACAAAATTCATTGTTGAGGACGCGATAATGGAAACGTTATTACCAAACGTTAATACGTCTGAAGGTTGTTTTGAAATTGGTGTCACTATCAGTAACCCTGTATTTACTGAAGATGCCATTAACAAGAGAAAACACGAACGGGAGCTATTAAATAAAATATGCATTCTTTCAATGCTGGCCCGTTTACGTCCGATACAAAAAGGATGCTGGCAATGAATACAGCATTTGCACTTGTTCTGACAGTTTTTCTTGTTTCCGGAGAGCCAGTTGATATTGCAGTCAGTGTTCACAGGACAATGCAGGAGTGTGTAACTGCAGCAACCGAACAGAAAATTCCCGGTAACTGTTACCCGGTCGATAAAGTTATTCACCAGGATAATAACGAAATCCCGGCAGGTCTTTAAAACAGTTCCGTAATAAACATCCGATTTCATTCTTATATGCCAGCAATGGCAGGGATTTGTTCACCCTTAAATCTGTAATGAGGTAAAACAAAATGAGTAAAGTCTTTATTTGCGCCGCCATTCCGGACGAACAGGCAATAAAGGAAGAAGGTGCAGTCGCTGTAGCCACAGCTATTGAAGCTGGCGACGAACGCCGTGCTCGAGCAAAATTTCACTGGCAATTCCTGGAACATTATCCGGCTGCTCAGGACTGCGCTTATAAATTTATTATCTGCGAGGATAAACCTGGCATACCCCGCCCTGCCCTCGATTCATGGGATGCTGAATATATGCAGGAAAACCGCTGGGATGAGGAGTCTGCTTCCTTTGTTCCGGTTGAGACTGAATCAGATCCGATGAACGTCACTTTTGACAAGCTGGCCCCTGAAGTACAGAACGCTGTCATGGTTAAGTTCGACACATGTGAAAACATCACCGTTGATATGGTTATTAGCGCACAGGAATTGTTGCAGGAAGACATGGCAACATTCGACGGACATATCGTTGAAGCGTTGATGAAAATGCCAGAAGTTAACGCCATGTATCCGGAGCTTAAGCTGCATGCCATCGGGTGGGTTAAGCATAAATGTAAGCCTGGTGCCAAATGGCCCGAAATTCAGGCAGAGATGCGCATCTGGAAAAAACGTCGCGAAGGTGAACGCAAGGAAACCGGAAAATACACGTCTGTTGTTGATCTCGCCCGCGCCAGAACCAATCAACAGCACACTGAAAATTCAACAGGAAAAATCAGCCCGGTCATTGCTGCCATTCATCGCGAATACAAGCAGACATGGAAAACACTGGATGACGAACTGGCCTACGCTCTCTGGCCTGGTGATGTGGATGCCGGAAACATTGACGGCAGCATCCATCGCTGGGCAAAAAATGAAGTTATCGACAACGACCGCGAAGACTGGAAGCGTATCTCGGCATCAATGCGCAAACAGCCTGATGCCCTTCGCTACGACCGCCAGACTATTTTTGGCCTTGTCCGTGAACGTCCGATCGACATTCACAAAGACCCTGTGGCACTGAACAAATACATTACTGAATACCTGACTACAAAGGGCGTGTTTGAAGATGAAGGAACAAATCAGAGCGCAACTGATACTCTCTCGTCGCCAGTACCAGAAACTGATGCAGTGGAAACGGCAATTCCGGACAACGAAAAAACCGAATGCAAAGTGGAAGTCGAACCATCTGTAGAGCGTGAGGGGCCGTTCTACTTCCTCTTCACCGACAAGGATGGCGAAAAATACGGTCGCGCAAACAAACTTTCTGGTCTGGATAAGGCACTGGCTGCCGGGGCTACTGAAATCACGAAAGAAGAATATTTCGCCCGCAAAAACAGTACATACTCAGGTTCACAACAAAATACTGGTGCATCTGACACGACCGCACAACCAGAGCCGGTAAAAGTTACCGCTGACGAAGTAAACAAAATTATGCAGGCAGCCAATATCAGCCAGCCTGACGCCGATAAGTTGCTTGCTGCCTCTCGCGGAGAATTTGTTGCAGGGATTAGCGACCCGAATGATCCGAAATGGGTTAAGGGGATCCAGACCCGCGATTCTGTAAACCAGAACCAGCATGAATCGGAACGGAACTACCAAAAAGCGGAACAAAACAGCCCAAATGCGTTACAAAACGAGCCAGAAACGAAACAGCCTGAACCAGTGGCGCAACAGGAAGTGGAAAAAGTCTGCACCGCCTGCGGTCAGACCGGCGGCGGCAACTGCCCTGATTGTGGCGCAGTGATGGGCGACGCAACATACCAGGAAACATTCGATGAAGAGTATCAGCCTGAAGTTCAGGAAGATGATCCGGAGAAAATGGAAGGCGCTGAACATCCACACAAGGAGAACACTGGCGGCAATCAGCATCACGATAGCGATAATGAAACTGGCGAGACGGCAGATCACTCAATTAAGGTGAACGGTCATCAAGAAATCACATCCACCAGCAGGACGTGTGACCATCTAATGATCGACCTTGAAACCATGGGAAAAAATCCTGATGCCCCGATCATCTCAATAGGTGCAATATTTTTCGATCCGCAAACCGGAGATATGGGACCGGAATTTAGTAAGACTATCGATCTGGAAACTGCTGGCGGAGTCATTGATCGGGACACCATTAAATGGTGGCTTAAGCAATCACGCGAAGCGCAATCTGCCATTATGACCGATGAAATCCCGTTAGATGATGCACTGTTACAATTGCGGGAATTTATCGACGAAAACTCCGGTGAATTTTTTGTTCAGGTCTGGGGAAATGGAGCCAACTTCGACAACACGATTTTGCGCCGTTCATACGAACGGCAGGGGATCCCCTGCCCGTGGCGTTACTACAACGATCGCGATGTACGCACAATCGTTGAGCTGGGGAAAGCCATAGACTTCGATGCCAGAACGGCTATTCCATTCGAAGGTGAGCGCCATAATGCACTTGATGACGCCCGTTACCAGGCAAAATACGTTTCAGTTATCTGGCAAAAACTGATCCCGAGTCAGGCTGATTTTTAATGTTCAACCGTCGCCAGTTGTCGTTGATATTCTGCAACTGGCGCGTTCCGGAGTGATAGCCATGAGCGAACAGTACCTGATAACGCTCGACGAGTGGAAACCAAAACGGTTCAGTCTCCCAATAACAAACACTACCCTGGTGAAATACGGAAAACTAGGATACATCGTTCCAAGACCACAAAAAATTCGTGGGCGTTGGCTGATAGATCGCCGAGCAGTATTTGTTGGGCCTGGTGAAACGGGAATTGCGCCGGAAATTCATACTGGCGATGATGATGCACTGAAGGAGATTTTAACTCATGTCACCGAGGCCACGAAAAAACAGCACTGACGTAGCCGGTCTTTACGAAAAGTTTGATCGCAGAACTGGCAGAGTTTACTACCAGTATAAAAATCCTGTGACTGGAAAATTTCACGGACTCGGAACAGACAAAGGTAAGGCAGAAAAAATCGCTTCCACAGCCAATCAGCGGATAGCTGCAGCAGAAGCTGAATATTTCATGCGCAAAATTGATGAAAGTCCGTCAGCAACAAAACGTCGGGGTATCAGATTAAAGGCATGGGTTGATCGATATCTGAAAATACAGGACACGCGACTGAAAAATGGAGATATTGCAGCTACAACTCACAAAGAAAAAGCCCGAATGGCTGCATACCTGGTTTCCCGTCTGGGAAACCACCCATTGAAAGAACTGGAAGTAAGAGACTTTGCATTAATACTGGATGAGTGGCTGGATAAAGACATGGTCAGCACAGCGAGAGTAAATCGTGGATTATGGGTTGATATTTATAAAGAAGCACAGCATGCAGGGGAAGTTCCTCCTGGATGGAATCCTCCGGAGGCTACCCGTAAACCGATCCCTAAAGTAACTAGAGCCAGGCTCACCCTGGAAGACTGGCAAAAAATTTACAACGCAACGCCTGAAAAACACTTTATCCGTAACGCAATGCTTCTTGCGATTGTTACTGGTCAGCGCCGTGATGACATTTGCCACATGCGTTTTTCAGATGTGTGGAACGAACACTTGCATATCACCCAGGGAAAAACCGGAATGCGTCTGGCGTTACCGCTTACACTACGCTGTGATGCCATTGGGATAACGTTAAAAGAAGTTATTGATGGGTGCCGAGACAGAATATTAAGTCCATATCTAATCCATAGTCGGCACCAGAAACAACCAAAGCCGATGAGTAAAGACAACCTGAGCGACTACTTTGCCAAAGCACGGGATCTGGCTGGGATAACTCCACCAGCAGGAAAAACTCCGCCAACATTTCATGAACAACGCTCCCTGTCAGAACGACTGTACCGCGCGCAGGGTATTGATACAAAAACATTACTGGGACATAAAGTCCAGGCAACCACCGATCGTTATAACGATACTCGTGGTCAGGAATGGGTTAAATTGGTTGTTTGACGAAATAAATGCAGCTGAAAAATGTTGATATTGCTTTGCTAGTGTAAAAACCCCGGCATCAACCGGGGTTCGGAGACTAATCTTGATCAGGTTCCTGCTTAGAATAATGTTTTCCAACAATAAATGCCGTAACCAATGCAACAAGATCTATTGAAACGAGAGTTCCGGCAAGAACTGTCTCCCCCATGACGCCAAAGACAGTGGCAGCTAAGATGATCAATATTGCCAACCAAAAAGCCTTTGTTTGACCATCTCTGGCAATATCAATGCTATCAGCCACTGTTTTATGGCGATGAGCCTGCTCTTTTTCGGTCAACTCAACAAGTCGATTTGCAAGCCCAGGCACCAGTTGATCATACTTTTTAAGCATTGAAGGTGGCGGAACAGGCCCCTGAAAATGCTGGCAAACAATAGCCCGCACCTGCGGACTATCCAAAACCCTGTTTAAGACCTCTGGATTTTCGATTACTCGAGAAACCAGTTCATTATCCTTTTGTTCTTCACAAGTGAGTTTGGTGTTCTCACTTTCTTTTTGATCTGGCAT